CGCTTTAAAAGATTAAACTTTCCAAGGCTAAACAAAATTGAACCAAACGCAAAACCAAAAAAGAAACCTGCAACATATCAACACGCACTACAAAAACTAAAAGAACAAAACCGCGAAAACGATTATATTATAACAAAGGGCGACCCGGTACAGATGGCAAATGTTAGATTTTGGGTTATACGTGATTATTACGCGGCATTAGAACAGATATTAAAAGATAATGATAGGGCCGAACAAGCTAACAAAAAAATAAACAAAAAGTAATGGCAGAAATTAAAGACGTTTATAGTTTAGAATTTAACGGTTCGCAGTTCCAGACTGAAATAAATTCAGCTATTCAAAGCATTGAAGAACTAAATAACGCAATGGCCGAAGGTGCTGATGTTGCTGATGAATTAGAATCTGCACAGGCTAATTTAGTTGGCGTTTTAAATACTGAGGCTAAAGGCGTTGAACAGCTAAATCAGAAACGCGATACTTTAGTTAAAACACAAAAGCAAGTTAATGCTGAATCTAAAGCTGGTGTAGCTGTTGGCAAACAATTAGATGCAACAAATAAACAGATAGCAGTTAGCACAGGGCAAGCGGCAACACAGCAAAAAAGTTTTGCTGGTTCGTTACTTCAAGGTGCGCGTAATATAAATGGTTTGCGTCGCGCTGGTATGATGTTGGGTAATGTATTTAGAATGTTAGGCGGTTTAAATCCGTTTGGTTTATTGCTTACTGTATTGCCTACTGTAATAGATTATATTTTTGGTGCAACAAAAGCACAAACTGCATTTAACGAAGCATCTAAATCAGCTGTTGAGTCTTATGCTAAAGAAAAAGTAGCATTAGATGATTTATTTACATCACTAAATGATGCTAATGTTAAAGGTAGTGAACGTAGCGCAATTATTAATCAAATAAATGAGCAATACGGCGATTATTTACCTAACTTATTAACTGAAGCATCAACAGCTGAAGAAATTGCAGCGGCATATGATTTAGTTAATAACGCATTGATAAGAAAAGCTGTAACCCAAGCTAAAACGAATGCATTAGAAGCGGCTACAGGTAAATTATTACAAGATAGAATTGCAGCTTTAGCAAGACAAAAAAAGGCACAAGAAGATTTAGATGCTTCAGGAGTTGGTATACTTAGTAGAGATAAAGATGGTGAATTAGTATTTTCAACACCAACTTCAGATGACCAAGTACGCGCAATAAATAATTTTAAAGCAGCAAAAAAGAATTTACAAAATATAGATAAAGAATTTAAAGAAGAAGTTAAAAAAATAAATGAATCGGCAAAAGACCTTGAAATATCATTAGGTTTAACTGAAGTAACGCCAAGACCACCAAGACCACCAAGACCGCAAAAACCATTAACAGAAATTAACGCTAAAACTAAAAAAGAACTTGAGGATTTAAATAAAAGGTTTTTAAGAGAAGAACTTGAACAAAAAGAAGAGCAAAGGCAACAATATTTAATTGAAGAAAAAGTATTTTTAGATGACCTAAATAAAGAATACGAAGCATTTTTAGAAGAAAAAAGATTAGCTGATGAAAAAGCATTAGAAGAACGTAGGGCAGCCGAAGAAAAATATTTAAATGAAATTAGCTTAGAACGTTTTCAAAAAGAAATTGAAGATCTTGAAACAAATTTACAAGCTGGTTTAAAATATAGGGAAGATAATAGAAATACACAATTAGCGCAAGATTTGTTATTTTTAGAAAAACAGCGTAATCAAGAATTAGCAGCTGCAACAGGTAACGCTGAACTGCAAGCTAAAATAGATGAAAGCTATAATAAGAAAAGAAAAGATATTGAAAGCAAAGCTAATATTGATATTCTAAATTTGCGTATTGAATTTTTAGAAAAGATAAAAGAATTATCTAAAGATTTTATTGACCCGGGTACACTAGCATCATTAAATAAACAAATAGCTGATTTAAAATTACAATTAGAAGAAGCTGGTAAAAGCATTGGCGAAGGTCTTGAACCGCCTGACCCTAAAAAACTTATTGAACAAATAGGTCAAGTAATTACAGGTATTTCCGATTCTGTTTTTTCAGTTCTTAACGCTCAAGTTCAAGCCTACATTTCTGGACTTGACAAAGCAATAGATAAAAGCAAATCAGCATTGGATGAGATTCGTTCTAATAGTGAAGATTTTAACGCAAGGCAATTAGAAATTGAAAAAGAACGTTTAGAAAAGTTGGAAGCTGAACGGGCGCGCGCTGTTGAACGTGAAAAGAATTTAGCATCTGTACAGTTGGCAATAAATGCAGCGATAGCTATTTCAAAGGCGGCTGCTGAAGGTGGCGCGGCGGCACCTATTACAATAGCCTTAACACTTGCGTCACTTATTGCAGGTTTAGCACAAGCGCGTGTAGCTGCTGGTAACGCGTTTTATAAGGGTGTTGAATACTTAGAACGCGGCAACAATAAAGCAGGCCGCGATACAATACCTGCGATGCTAAATGAAGGTGAACGCGTAATTACAACCGATACAAATAATAAGTATTGGGATGTACTTAGCGCCGTACACAATAACAGAATACCAGCGGATGTGTTAAATACATTTTCTAAAGCATATCAGCAAGGCGGCATTAAAAACGCGCTTGGTGCATTTGGCGATAACGTATCACTTAGTTCTGAATTAGGGCAAAAATCTATATTTGTGAACGTGGCCCAGACATACGGCGGCTTAGAAAACAGATTAGAACGTATCGAAAATGTTTTAACCGAATTGCCTAAATACATGCCAAAAACAACAGTTAGCGCAAATGCTAACGGTATATTTAAAATTGTAGAACAAAGACAAGCGCGTAAAAACTTCTCGCGTAATTGGTCAAAATGATATAATTTTGTATAAACATTTTAACATTATAAAACTATGCCACTAATCAAATGCTTACCCGGTGATAACAAATGCATTCAAAGAAACATTAGAACTTTGATAGCTGAAGGAAAACCACAAGAACAAGCGGTTGCCATCGCTTTAAACTTAGTAAAAAAATGAAATATTTAATTATAACTGTTATCGTTTTAGTTTCTGTTTTGCTTTATGTTACAATTGACAATAGCAACAAGCTACAAAAACAGATACAGAAAAACGAACAGCGAACCCGTGACAGTTTGTCCCAAATATATGCTAAATTTGTGACAAAATCAGATAGCCTTCAGGCGCATATAGATACGATGCAAACTACATTAGACAAACAAATAAAACAGTTTAGATATGACCTATCCAGAATTAAGATTATTAAAGTACCGATTGTTAATTACAATTCTGTTTCTGACACTTTGCTCATTAGCCGCCTCATGTCAGATTACAAAGGTAGATAACGGTTTTTTGATTAGCCGTGACTATGCTGAATATATAGCCGCGCGTTTTGATAGTTTGGATGCTTATAAAATTGCATACGGCGAATGCGTTAATAGGGCCGTTGATTGTGATAGCATATTATATAGTGCTGAATCTGTTATTAAGGCAATGAAAGTACAGCAGAAAACACAAAGCGACATGCTATTATTAAAAAATGAAATGATTCAAAGTTATGAGCGCAGTAATATTATCTGCATTGACTATAAAAAGCAATTGAAGAAACAAACACGTCTTAAAAAAGTGTGGAAAATAACAACTTACGCGTTTATTAGTGTATCTTTGGGCGCGTTAACATATTCAATACTTAAATGAACGGCTTACTAATATATTTTGATGGGATACCTCAGGACCTTGACAACTTCAATGGTACCGAATCAGCAAGTTTTGTTTTTCGGCGCAAAGATGAAGCGGGAGATTCTGCGTTTTCATTTGCCCCTGAGTTAACTGTTGTTGGTGATACCTACGAATATGTTAGGCAACAAATAATAAACGCGCCTAATCCAAATATTGCAGCCATTGAAGTACTGATTTATGATACTTGCTGTTTAAATACTGATGGTTCAGATAGGTTATTATTTACTGGCAAAATTGAAGGCGGTTCGGTACGTTGGTGTACGTTTCCAACATGTGAAGCGCAAGTAACAGTAGTAGATAATAGTGAAGATGCGTTAGCAATTAGGTGTTTGAAAAATAATTTTCCGTGGGATACTGGTAGAAATAATTTAGGCATAGATGAATTTAGACGCGCGCCATGGATGTACTACTGCAATGATTTTAAACCGAGTGCTTTACAAGAAGTTATCATGTTGTATGGTGTTTGGTTTTTTCTTATATCAGCACCTTTAATTGCTTTATTATCACTTGGTACAGGTATAAATTATTTTGATAACTTATCTAACTTTATTGTTGGTTGTGGCCGCCGACATTTAGCGCCGTTTTTAGATAGCCAATTTAGAAACCTATGCAAAATTTGCAATATTGGTTATCAGTCAAGTTTATTTGATGTAGGTGGTTATTATCATAATACTGTTAGAATGGATTTAGCTTTTGTACCCGGTACACCTATAAATCAACAAGGTTATAGTGATGCATATCAGGATAATAAACCTAACTTAAACGGCATTCAATTTTTAGATGAACTAAAACAGCTAAATATAGATTGGCGTGTAGTGAATGGCGTTTTACAGATTGAACGCAAAGATTATTTTGCAGGTGTTGAATGGTTTAATACTGATAACTTACAACCTAATCAACTATTATCTATTTGCTATGAATCTTTAGGCGAACGCCCTGCTGCTTATGCTGAATATCAATACCCTAAAGATGGTGTAGATAATAGCGGTGATGAAGTTGCGCGCCGTTGGACCGACCGCGTTATAGATTGGAATATTCCAGATAACCCACAGCAAGTAGGATTATTTAGTAGAACATTACAATATAGTGCAACGCAATTTAGATTTGACGCTAATAGACCTAATATAAATCCAATTGATAAACCTTTGTATGTAACGTTTTATCCGTTTGTTCAAGATAACGAAAACAGATATGCAATGTTTTTAGAAAAGGGCATATCAGCTTTCCCAAAACTTATAAATTTAGATTCTGTAATTGATGAAAATATTTCTAATTTTCAACGTGGTTACGGCAAACCTGACTTTTTTACAGATGCTAACGGTTTGCGTGTTTATAATTACAAATGGCATATTCGTGAAAATCCTTTAGTAGCTGGCAACGGCCAATCATACGACACCGCCTATCAAAAACTATTTTTTATTGATGACCCGCGCTTAACATCTGTAAAAACGCGCAAAGTTAATATATCAATTTCAGCTGATTGTGATTTACTTACTACTTTAGACATTGATAAATACGTTACAACTTCACAAGGGCAAGTACAAATTACTGAGATAACATACGATACAAATAATAATTCATTAACTATTCAAGGCTTAATTTAATGTCTTATACTTACGATAATATACAATTAGAATGCATCGACAGCAGCGGAAATGTTTTATATAACATTGCAACGTTTACGGCTGCAACAATACCAGCTGTGCCTGTTGAAGGATTGGCAATAGGCATTAAAGTTCGCCTAACTTTTACGATAAATAGTTCGGGCGCAAATAGCTTTTTAAATAAACAGCTAAGATTTAACCCGGGGCTTTATGTTTTATCAAATCAAACAAACGCTTTTGATTTTGGATATGAAACATTAAATCCATTAAGCACAACACCACAACAAGCTGTTCTAAATATAGCAAATCCTGCATTGCAAAATATCTATTGCGAAATGTCAAGTAATGCGGCACCATTTGATGAAGCAACAGTAGTATTTGAATTTTACGTAACAAATGACACTACTAATTTTATTTTTGGCAATTCATCTAATTCAAATGTCAATAGATTTTTAGCTTCAAGTGCTTTAGGTGTACCTAATAATACAGGTCAAGTTGTTTATAATCAAACAAAAAATTTAAGTTTAGCTTGCAGAATATTTGATTCGACAAGTTTTTCAGCTAATGCAACTACACCAGCAGGTGGTAATTTTTTAAACATTCTTGTTGAAGCACGTTGGTACAATTCTGATTATGGTGGATATAGTTTATTGATGCGATATATTAAAGAACTTGAAATTAGTTCAGCATCACAAACAGCCGCAAGTTTGCCACTATTAACTAATGTAACGGCAACAGCAGCACAACCAAACACTACAACGCCGCCAAACGCAATTTTTACAATAGCAAGCAATCAGTTAGCAGTAGGTGAAGACAATTCAGTAAGGATATTATTAAGGGGTGAAGCTTATAACGGATCTGTTGCAAATCCTGCTATTACTGATGTTAGGATATTGCTTTTTAGGGTTGATACAGCTGCAAATAATGTTAATTTTGTAACTGACTTATCATTATCAGATGCTTTGATACCACAAGCAACACCGGGCAGCGGACAATTAAACGGCGCTATATATTCGCCTTCTGATTGGTTTGAAAACGTACCTGTTGCTGATGATATAGAAGTACAATTTATTATTGATGGAACACAGCTTCAAGTAAACGGACAATATTATATAGTAGTAAACATTCATGACAACGTTAATCCTGAATATGTAACATCACATCTAAGCCCGCTTTTAACAGCTACTTACACGCCGCCTGCAATACCAACGTTAACGGGTTATATCAGCACTTACAATACAGAATATAGCGGCAACGAATTAACAATTGCACCGCACCAACGTATTAAGGCACGTTTAGAAATTGATAAAGCAAGCTATGTAACGGCTTTAAATGCTATTGGTTTAGTAGGTACTTTCGATGCGAGTGTAGCGGGCATTATTTGTAAACTTACAAACGTACCGGGCGTAGTTAATCAAGTGCAGGGTTTTATACCAGCATCGCCGCCAATTACAACGGCTGATATGACTATTGTAACTAATAATGCAACTGATTTAGTTTTAGATTGCATCTTTAGAATAGCTGAAGAATACGCAGGCACATCAACTGAAATAACATGGACTGTTAGTTTAAATCAGGTGACTACAATTTCGGGTATAACTCAATTAACGCAAATAGATTTTGTGCAAAAATTAGATGTTGATGTATTTGAAAATGATGCAATAACACCTAACTTATTAAGCATTAAGTTTTACGATTTAGCCGATTATATCGTTGGCATTAAAACCGAAATAATTGACATTTGCGATGCTGACCAAATAATAGCGCAAGTAGAAAAAGACCCATCTTTTTCAGGTTCAATAAACTTCATTGCTACTATTTACCCTGCAAGCGAAACAGGCGATACAAATAATAATGCCATTGAAGAAGAATCAAGCTGGGCGCCAATTGTAGTACAAATGCAACAGTTAACAAGCGCTAAACTTGCCGATGTTGACGCATCTTTTGCACCTTCGAATGAAGCTATTTTTAAAATAAACGTACAGCAATTAACGCAAGGTCAGCGCTATTGGGTAACAGGTATTGCATATCAGCAAGTGCCAGATTATTGCCCTATTGGCTTAGTTGCATTAACAAGTACATCTACTTATAGAACTGTTGGCGTATTACCTTTGTGGACAATTACAGGTGATCCAACCGCGGTAATAGCTGAAATATTAGCACACCCCGATTATGTAGGCGGTTTAAATATTGTTCAAAATAACTTTGTAGATAATGCAAATAGCCCCATTGGCGTTTTAAGTTACGCGGGCAATATTGTAACAGCTATAAAGATTAGCGATACAATTCCAATAGCTTATTATAGGTTTATTGTTGATGCTGACTTCGACCCGGGCACAGGGCCACACACAATAAGACACGAAATTTTAATGCCCGTTCCAATACCTGCGCCAAGTTTAGTACCTATTGTTACTTTTGACAATAACTATAAATGTAGCGATTTAGGATAAAATTTTTTAATTTAATTTTTATTTGTATCTTTGCGAATATATGTTAGTAAATTATCCTGTTTCATATACGCCCGAAATTAGTAGGACATATTCATTTAGGCAGCCCGTACCGATTCGGTATGCCTGCCCTGTTTTGCCGCCTAATTTTATGCAAAATGCTACTGATGCTTGGAACTGTAATTTATGCGGTTCTGATTTGCCGTTTTATATTCCGTATGTTGAAGGCGATATTATACCATTTCAAACACAAGTTACTGATAATTATAATCAGCCTAATAGCGTTTTGGTAGCAGGATTTCAAACAAGTACAAGTACATCGCATTATGTTGTAGTTAGTTTATATGATTGTTGCGGTAACTTAGTATCAGAATTTATTGATGATTTTTCAGATAGTTATCATGTAGGGCAAAGCCTTTCAACGGGTAGCATTCAAACGTGGTTTGTTAATACAGGTTTGTTCTCAGCTGATTTGGATTGCTTTAGATTGTACATTGATTATTACAAAATAAATCAGATAACTTTAGAACCTGAAATTGATAAAAGGCTTTATACAGAATACTATAAAAAGATTGAAGGTTGTGGCAGTTTAAATGATACTGCACTAATTTATAGTACTTATGCAAATTACGATTGTAACGGTAATTTTTACGGAACTTTAACTAACTATTTAGGTTCTAATAATACACCGTTTTATAATTCGCTTCGTATCTTTGGTACTGTTGAGTTCTTTGGCGATACTGAAGCGATAACAGAAAATGATAGAAATGTAGTTATTAGTAAAGATATAACAGAAAATTACGGCATTATTTCGGGCGCTGTGCCACCGTTTTACATTAAGTTACTACAACAAGCTGTGAGAGGCAATTACGTAACTGTTGATGGTGTGCAGTATCAAAACTTTAGATATGATTCTAAACCTGAAGATAACCGTATGTTTTTGTTAGATTTGTCATTTGACAAAAAATGTCGATTAGATAACAAACAATGTAGATGAGGTCGTAATTCATTTACAAATATTTAAAAACAAAAAACATGAATATTTCTTTTATAAATGGGTTTTTGGGCGCGTTCGGTGTTTGCCCGCCTTGCATAGACGAGGATAATGCCCCTAACTACTTATGCGACCCTTGCGATTCAACTGTTTATTCAGGTGGTATTGCTGGTTGGTTTGCAAAAAAATGTAACTACGAATTTGCCGATATTACAGATTCAACTGAATGGGAAACTGCAATAGCTGATAAAAACGTTTTTGGCCGCGTTAACGGTTCACGTATTAGCGGTGGTTTGCCTGCACCTGAATTTACTACTAAAAAGCGTGGTAGCTGCGGTCAGGAGGAGGTAGTAAAACAGTCGCGTGTTGTATCACTAACTGATGCAGAAAATGACCTAACATTTACGATTGATGCGCTTTACAATTTCCTATCAAATCCTGCTAAAGCTGCTGGTTATGAATTTGGTTTTGTAACTTGCGATGGTCGTTTTTTAGGTTGGTATTCAAACGTAACTGTTAGACCGTTCTATCAGATTGCAGAAACTGACGAAGATGATGCATACTGGACCGTTGAATTTAGATACAATGAACAGTTAGGTACATTTAGCCAATTATCTTTAGACTTCTTGCTGACATTGCCTTATAACGTTTGTTGGGTTACTTCAATTGTTGTAACAGGTACTGGTAACGTTACTACTGTTGGCGATGGTCTTACATTGCAAATGCTTGCAGCTATTCTGCCATTAAACGCTACTGATGCTACTGTTACATGGTCAGTTGTTAACGGCACAGGTACGGCAACTATTAGCAGTGGTGGTTTGCTTACTGCTACTGCACCGGGTACTGTTACTGTAATTGCTACAGCTAATGATGCTTCGGGCGTAACTGGTTCACTTGTAATTACAATTACACCATAGTATTTATAAGGGCGGTTATATAATGTAGCCGCCCTATTTAAAATCAAATAGAATGAACATAGAACAGTTTTACGAATTTTTAAATACTGTAAATGCTACAATACTAAATCCGCCTGTACACCCATTCAAAGCGGATTGGAAGCGTATTTATGAAAGCATTAAGCCTCACTTTTACGGTGAAGTGCCGCCCGCGTTAGATAAAGCATTTCCAAATGAAGATGAACAGATATTAAACTATCGTAAAAATACATATCAGCCTAAAACAGAATCGCCATTGGTTAAAGCAATAACCGAACTGCATAGGCTGTTAAGTTCAGCTAAGCATTCTGTTAGGTTTGAAAATATGGACATGCAGCAATTTGCCGAAAATGAAAAGTTTGGCGAAAATACTTTGCAGTCTTTTGTATTTTCTGTTTTTATTCCGAACCGCGTACTTGATCCGAACGCCGTTTTACTTATCGAACCTAAAGGAGAAGGTATTGAAACAGATAACGTGCGCGTTAATGTAGATATGAAAGTAATACAGTCTGATAGGATTGTTTTTAATGACCCTGAATACAGACTTCTAATATATAAAGGCATATCAAAAAATAAATATGCTACCTTAGGTATTGAAAACCCGCTATACTATCACATTGTTACCGATATGTTTTACGCTCAGGCGCGAAGCTATGGTGATAAAACAATGTTTGAGGTTATTTATGAACACAACAGCGGTATTATGCCGTGGGTAACTTTAGGCGGTCGCGTTGTACCTAAATATGATAGTTATGGCAATACGTTTAAAATTTATAAGTCTGATTTTAGCCCTGCAATACCGTATCTTAATGATGCTGCTATATTTGACAATCAGCATAAATCGGTTATGCTTGCGACATGCTTCCCTATTAAATTTGTTGAAGGGGTTGATTGTAACAGTTGCAATGGTGTGGGCCGCGTTCCAGACCCAAATAACTACGATAATAGCATAACTTGTAAAACTTGTCACGGGCACGGCAAAGTGCTAAGTATAACGCCATTGGCAGCGTATAACTTAAACCCAACGACTTCGAAGTTTGGCGATAATGATAAGCAGCAAGTTGAACCAATACGTTATTATAGCCCTGATGTTAGCACTATTCAAGAAACTAACAAGGTAGCTTCTGAAGCATTAGGCAAAGCAGAACAAGTGCTAAATATCAATCGCAGTTTAAAAGCTGCACAATCGGGCGTGGCTAAAGAATTAGACCGCGAACCTGAATATATTGAAGTAGGTAAAATTAGCGATGATGTTTATGCGCGTTATAAGGATGTTTTGCGTATTATTCAGGCCATTGTGTTTATGGATACTGAAAGTGCGATAATGGTTAACCCGCCAATCAGTTTTGACCTTAAAACCGAAACTGAACTGATGGCAGAATTTGCACTATCGCAAAAAGGTTTGCCAACTGCTATTAGATACGAATCATATATAAGCTATGTTGACCGCCGTTACAATTCTGATGCGATAGCACGCCAAATAGCTACCATTTGCGCAATGTATAACAGCGCCTATCTTTATACAGTAGATGAACGTGTAAATTTGTTAGCATCTGGCCAAATAACAGAAAAGGATGCAATTAGCGCTCAGTTTGTTTTTGATGCTGTTACAGAATTGTATTATGATGAAGGCTTTGATATTATGAATAATGATTACACAGCTATTAAAAATGCAATTGATGCAAAGTTAGCACCAAGGTTTGATGCCGTTGCAAGTAATGTAATACCCGAAGTTAATATGGATGAGTTTAATAATTCAGATAATTCGGATGATTCAGATAATGATGAAGATAATAACTAATGGATTTCAATAAACCCGAACGAATTAACGACAAAGCATTAGAAATTTTACAAAAGCGGTTTAATAAAGTAGAACCGAAATTTGTAAAACAGGTCGTTGATTGGATAAATAAGTTTAGAACGACATCTGGCAATTTAGTAAGGTCTAAAGAAAACATAGCGCGTTTAAGTTCATTTAAAACTGCTGTTAATAGGTTTTTAGAAAAGGCTGGATATAATGTAATGGTTTCGGCTTTTTTAGAAAACTTTGACGAAATTGGCGCTAATACACAACTTGCGCAACAAGAATTGAACGGCATTGATATAACAAAAAGTTTTTTGAATCCATTTAAGCGCTATGCTGTTAATAATGTAATAGCTGCAATGCAAGGTCAAGGATTAAATGTAAATCTAATAAACCCGCTTAAAAATGAATTGTTAATTGCAGTAAATCAGGGTAGCAGTTTAACAGATGTTGTAACTTCAATTGCAGGACAATTAACAACAACTGAAGCGCGGCAAGGCGTTTTAAAAAGAATTAGTTTGCAGGCCTCACGCGATGCGTTATTACAATATGATGGTGTAGTTAATGAAGCGGTGCGAAAGTCTTATAAGATGGATGCTTTGCTATACGTTGGTTCTATTGTTAAGGATAGCCGCGCACAATGTGAACGATGGGTACAAGAAACAAAAAACGGCAAATTAGGTTTGATATTATTTGAAGATTTGCAAAGCGAAATTGATTGGGCTGATAATAACGGTACAGGCATGATACCCGATACAACGCCTGAAAACTTTTGTCAGAATCGCGGCGGTTTTAATTGTAGGCATATCGCTTACCCAGTACGATCGCAAAACTATATTAAAAAATAACACATGAAAAACTTTCAAAAAATACTTAAAGACCGCGGTTATTATAGCGGTGCAATTGATGGCATAGTTGGGCCATTGACACTTACAGGTGCAAAGCAATGGATTGATGCGGAAATGAATATAAGAGGATGGGTAAAGCCTGTAAATGATTTAGTTTGGATTCGCACCGACCAATCATTTGATAATAAGTTTGCAGATTACTGCATCAGGTTTAATAACCGCATCGCCGACATGATTTTACCATGTAGCACTACACCCGGCGATTTCATAGTATTTAATCCGCTTACGGTTGGCGGCATTACAGGTAGCGCGGTTGCATGTGAGCAGCAAGTGATAGCATCGCATAAGTTTGTTACTGCACGTGATTGGAAGCACCTTTGGTTGAATGCTCCGTATTTTTTTCAAGCGGGTGCAATAGAAATTTTCCGCGATAATACACGTGACCGCAAATTAGATAAGGCAGTTAAAACTAAAGGTTGGTACGGCATCAACTTTCATCGTGGCGGCATCGGTCATGCTGTTGATAGTTGGTCAGCTGGTTGTTTAGTTGTTCCTGATGCGCGATGGTTCGAAGCTATCAAAATATTTCAGCCTAACCAACTTATTAACTTTACACTAATAGAATTATAGCATGTTAGTAATAAAAGCAAAGCATAAAACAAACGGTACTGAATACCAATTTACCCCCGCGCAATGGTATACCGAACAGCAAACAGGTAATTATAACTATCTCGGTACTATTCACGTATCAGAACCAGCGCAACCAATTCAAAGAGCTATTACACCACCTAAACGCGGCTGCGGCTGCGCAAATAAACGTAGATAATATGCCAAGATTTCACAAATTTGTAATTCAACTTGAATACAATGAAGAACCGTTAAAACTTGAGGAACTTCAAAAAGATTTTGATGAAGCTGTTAAAATTGAAGACTACAAAGCAGCGGCAAAAATCAAAAAACAAATAGATGAACATCTAAACACAAATAAAGAAACTGAATTTGTTCTTGAACTTGAAGACTATTGTTATATTGATCTTGATGAAGTAGCAACATTCTATAAATCTGAATGGGATGATGGCGAAAAATTTACTAAGGTTATTTTAAAAAGCGGTTTTGAATTGCCGCTAAGTATATCATTCGAAGATTTTACTAAATTTTTTTTTAACATAAACACACATGGATAATTTAATAATTAGCGAAGAATATCAAAAAAGTGATAATGTAACATTATGCCATTTATGTTTAAAATCAAATGTGCATGTAGTAGGTGTTTTTATTGTTGATGAAAATATTTACGATTTTGAAACATGTAAAAAATTTGCTAAAAAAGATGCTATACATAGACTTGAAAGATTAAAATCTTATACATCATGTTATGAAACTATATTTGGTATCTATAATTCAAATTTAGAAAATTTAAAATTATTTAACGTTTAAACACACATGAAAATGCTTGACAAATTTGTAGAAAAATTGGGTATTGAACCCGAACTAATTTCAAAATTAGAATCAAATGAAATTACATTAGATGAAGCCGTAACGGGTTATGTATCTAAAATTGAACGTACTGTACAGGAACGTTTAGGCAAACAGATTGAAGAAGCTAAAAGCGCTGAACTATTTGGCGCTGCTTATGCAAAAACAGAAAAACAGATTGCTGATGCTTTTGCGATTGACCTAAAAAAATATGAAGCAATAGATAAAAAAGATAGGTTTAAAACTATTGTATCTGATTTAAAGAATAGCCAAGTCGAAATGATTGAAAAGCTAAAGCAAGAATACACATCTGCTGATGCTCAAAAGTTGCAACAGCTAACGCAACAACTTGAATTAGCTAACGCAAAGCTAAATGAAAAAGAAATGCTAATGCAGCAAGCTATTAAAGAAGAACAAGGCAAATTTCAAAGCTACATCAAGAATCAGCAAATAGATAAGGTGCGCGGTTCATTAGTTGAATCTGTAAAAAATGCACGTTTAGCGCCTAAAGAAATGCGCGCAATTTTAGAAGCCGAAATACGTGAGCGCGGTTTTGATTTTGAAATTGATTCTGATAGTAACATATGGGTTAACAAAGATGGTAACCGCGTAAAGCATCCATCTAAGCCAACGGAAAACCTAAAGTATGAAACGCTATTTGAAATTATTGCAGCTGAATACAATTTTGAAAAGCAAAGTAACGGCGGGCAAACAAAAAGTTTTGAAATTGATGAAAAAACAAAAAGCGGTATTCATCCAGCGCGATTAAAATACATGCAAGATAATGGTTTAATTTAGTTTGTAAGTTTGGTTTAAAGTTTGTCAGAGGCAGTTCGAAAGGGCTGCCTTTTTTAGTGCAAAATATTCTATAAAAAATTTATAAAATTATTTATTTTAAAACATCTTATCTTTGCAGTAACGACCTCTCACAAAATAGGGTGCTGCGGCACAGAAAAAAAAGTACGCACGGCAGCGTGGAAAATGCCAAAGAAAAAACAATTTTTTATATTATTAAATTACAATAAATGTCAACTATAAAACTCGCTGATGCGTGGAAAATTATAGACATATCGCTGAATAATAACAGCGGAATGCGTTCTATGCCTTCACCAAACATCGGTCTTTTGCAATTGCTTGTAAGTGCGGCTAATAAGTCAGCTTCACAGGTAAAACTCGGCAACGTACAAGCTGTTGAGCAAGGTAACGGTAAAGTGTACAAAGTTGCACGCCGTTTTTTTCCACGTCTTTCTGAATCTAACGCTATAAGTTTAGAATATTGCCCAACTGATGGTGATGTTGTTAAGCCGCTTTATGATGAAGTAGAAATTACTAACAAAACAGTTTCTCAAAAAATTAAAATTGATGATGAACTGATTCGTTGTATTAAAGAAAGCCGCGCTGATTATCAAAACAGCTATGTTAATGAAGTTCTTAGAAACCACATTAACAAATTAGGTAAAGAAGTTGCAACGGTTGTTGCTAACGGTGGTTTTGTTGGTTCATTTGTTAAATGCGATTGTGCTGACCCTGCTGTTACTTCTAAATCTTTGCCTTTGTTCCTTAGTTCTGGTTTAGGTATCAATCCTGTTGGTGAATCTATCTTAGATAGCGACAGAAAGCAAGCTGAAATTGAACAACAATTGATTTTGGTTGGTGGTACTTTGCTTGACCAATACCGCAAAGCGCGTGTTATTGCATCTGGTAACGATAATGGTTTTGATGCATCTTTGCTTGAAATCACACGTTCTATCTACTACGATACTAATTTGCCAGCTGCATTAGGTAATACAAGCGATATTATTGCAATGGCACCGGGTGCGCTTCAACTTGTAACTTACGCAAAGAACAAAGGTCAGTTTACTTATGACTTTGAAGACCAAATGCGTACTACAGTTGTTGACCCATGGTTAGGTATTGAGCATGATGTTGTTATGTCTTACGTTAAATGTAATGACGAAATTGAACTATACATTCAATTCGCTACTAACTGGGCGGTAGTTGGTATGCCTAAATGCTGGGCAGTTAACGACTGTTTATTTGATGGTGTACTTGATGTATTTAAATATCAAGTTGTTTGCGCTGATACAGGATATTGCGACATTGAACCAGCTTGCGGTTTTGTTGCTGCACCAAATGCAACTGATGCAACATTCTGCGAATCTGCTGATGCTTGTGAAGTAGCATGTAGTGCTTTGTTCTATTCAAGAGAAGTTGAAGTTGAGCAATTTGAAGGTATTGAAGTTGATGTTACTGATGCTATTGCAATTCAAATTAACGGCTTACCATTCTCAGTTGGTGGTACTTTTGATACAGGTACTTCGGGCGGTGCTAATGGCTTTGTAGCTGCTGCACAGGCTGCACTTGCAAGTGTAGGTTCTATTTACACAGTTGCAGGTGGTTGGGATGGAACAGCATTAACAATCTATGTTTTAACTAATGATACAGTTACATCGGTTGTTATTGTTTCTGCCACAACTACAGATGTTGCGCTTACTGTTTCTACTGAAACACTTTACAATGTTTATAGTGCTTCAACGCCTTCAACAGGTGCGACACTTACAAACCTTGACTGGGTTTTAGATTCAAATTCATTTGATGGTGCGCCTACTGCACAAATTTTAGGCGAAACAAATGTATATGGAACTTATAGCAATTTCTACACAACAAGTACTAATACAGGTGCTGCACAGCTTATCATAACTGATAGCGCTGCATGCAACGATACTTTTAACGGTACAATTTAGTTTTAATGATTCGGGGGCGGGAAACCGCCCCTTTTTAAAATAAAAACACATGGTAAACTATTCAAAAAAAATAGCACAGGCATTAACAATAATTCGTAAATATTATAGCGCGGTAAATGTACAGCGTACAGATAACGAAGATGTTGTTTATTTATTCGACTATTCAACACAAAAGAAAACAATAGGCAGCATAAAGATTAACAAGGCTGTTGAAAAGGCTGTAAAGCAAAATGATTTTCCAAAGGATATTTATTATTCAGAAGGTTTATTATCTGTAATTAAAATAGAAGAAAATGTACAACAACCCGAAACCATCGAAGCCGAAATCATTGAAGCCGTTGAAGCCGTTGAAATAACCGAAACTGAAAAGCCTAAAAAACGCGGACGCAAAAAACAAATAGATGCTGAATCTTAATACACCTAATTGCTTAGATAATTATATTATATCATTGAACGGCTGCTATCCTGAAGGTACAGTTCCGACAAGCGGTTATTATTTAGAAAATCTTGAAGGGTTAACTATAAATAATGTTGCAGCGGTTAGTAGTGAAGCATTGGTTTCAGCTACAGAAACAGTACGCGAAAAGATGTATTTTGCTGCTGATATTGTAGAAAAGCGCTTAAAGGCCGTTTTAAATGCGCGTGGTATAAAGCTAAATAGCATTGGCAGTTTATATTCTGTTTGTCAGGTTAGTAATGTTTCAGATATACCTGTTGCTGCCAATCGCGGTATTAAAGTATCTAAAAAATGGATTAGTAGCCCACAAAGCCGTATTTTTGTAGATTCGGTACGTTTTAAAAGTACAGTTAATGCAAGTTCAACAATTTATGTAACTGATTATGCAGGCAATATATTATTTAGTCAGGCTGTTACTGTTTTTGCAGATACGGAAATGCACATATTTGTTAAAAAGTTTTTTAATGAAGATGTAATTTTAATTACGATAGACACTACTAATATAGCGCCTTATCTGTATACTTGTAATGCTGCATCTAATTGTAAGCCCTGCGGTGATATGGTGCTAAATGTTGAAGGTTGGAACGGTGTTAGTGCTTCTGCATCGGGTTATTTAGGCGCGTGTGTACGTGTTGATTGTGTTGATACTGATATTATTTGCCAGTTTTTAGACCGATTAGGTATGACAATTCTGTATCAAACAGGTGTGCAAATTTTAAAAGAATGGGTATCGCCTAACAACAGATTAAACCTTATTAAAACGCACGGTAACGAATGGGCAAATGTTAAAATAGCTGAGTGGGAAAATGCCAGCATTGAAGCATTAGATAATGAAATTGATAATATTATTCAGCTGTTAGAAACTGACCGCTTTTGTTATAGATGTGAACCAAGACTTAGAATGTATTCAATGTTTCCCGGCTAATGAATATATCTGAACGCTTAGAAATACTTGCACAGGTTGTAAATGATGATAATACAGCGCGTAGAATATCTCAAGCTGCCGCTATTCAAGTCATTGCAGAATATAAGCAAAGGATATTTTTTTTAGGCTTAGATACATCAGGCGGTTCAATAGGGCAATATTCAGTAAATCCGTTTTATATAAATCCGTTAAGCCTTACAACTGTTTCAGCGGGCGGCATAAAACCACAAGGTAAAAACGGTCAAAGTGTTTTTAAAAATGGCAATCCGCATAAAACAAAGTATTTAACACAAGGTTATAAAGAACTAAGAGATTTAACAGGTAGGCAATCAAATACAGTTGATTTAAATTTTAGCGGTTCATTATTTCAAAGCATTAAAGTAACTGAAAGCGGTAGTGTTAGCGCAATTACTTATACAAATGATGAAATGGCAAATATAATGGTTTTTAATGAAGATAGGTTTGCAAAAGACATTTCAACGGTATCAAATGAAGAACGCGAAATGGGCGAAACCGCCGCGCGAAACGAACTATTAGCAATTTTAGAAGAAATAGATTTATTATAATGTACGTAACACAAAACATAATAATCGAACTAATTAAGCAGATTGATACTGCAATGGCAGCCGTAAATGTAAACGTTAACGGTAATGGCATAGCTGTAAAAGATACTGCTGGGCAAGTTGTTAGTTTAAATGTTACGCAAAACGGAACACGTAATTATGTTGGCATCACAGACACCTCGGGAGCGGGCTATTATATCCGTACTAATGGTATTGTTTCGGAAACAAGAAAAGCAGCAAATACAAAGCGCGGAAGTTGTGGTATCGAATTGGATGTGCGTGTTCCATTTAAATTAGTTTTTTGGAACTTATGCGCTGATCCGCGTATGTTATTAGATTCGGTTAAGTTTGCGCTTTATGGTGCGAATTTTAAGGGCGTACAATGGCAATACGCAATAGTTAACCCGCGTTTGTTCCCGGTCAGTAATGAAATACTACCATGGACTGTTTACGCTGCTGAAACGGGCAAAGATGCAAAAACATTGCAAAGTTTAATGCAAATAGTTAGTATAGATTTTGAATTAAGATATGATTTAGCACTAAATGAAAAGTGCAAACCATTCACGATATGTTAAGAATCACTATGCCGCCATTTTCGCTACCTTGGGGCAATTAGTAGGGGGTTGGGATCAATACCCCCTTTTTTAGAAAATATTTAAATATATATATATGGCTTGTTGTAATTGTTGTGAAAATACGTTAATTTTGGGGTGCATTAACAGCTGTGATGCTGTATTTGATACGGGTATTGTTGCAGATGCGCTAACAGAAGGCGTTTGGGTTTTGCAGCTTAGTTTTGGTAATATTTCTATTTATTACAGCATTGATGTTTTAGATGGTGAAACAGTTATTTTTACAATGCCAAACTTAAACGAAAACTACACTTACACAGGACAAATAATTGACCCTAACGGTGAGGTAGTTAATATTGAAGTTGACGGCATCGAATATGATTGCATTGAATTTAGCACTAAAGTAGGATTATCAAATAATCAAATAAACTTATAAAAAATGATAGACATAGTAAAACTCGCAAATGGTAATGTAGCTATTTATGATTCGACATCGGGCGATTTCATTAACAGCCTTAGCCCTGACATAGTTGAAATTGAATGTAACGTTAACGGCAGCGTTAAAGTAGTTCAAGACAACGGCAGCGTTGAATACATTGACCCAGCAACAGTTCAAAATACTGAAGTAGTACCAGCAGCCGCAATACCTTTTACAGGTAATTGTGCCGACTTAGCCCAATTGTTAAGTACTGATTTTTTTTTTGTAGTTAGCGGTGGCGGTGGTTCACAAGACTTAGCAAGTGTTTTAGTTGTTGGTAATTCAGCAAATGCTGGAATTATAGACTTGGATTATTT